ATTAGTTCCTCTTCTGTAACGGTTAAATGTCTGCCTTCATAGGTAGACGAAACTTCAGTACCGGCATCTTCATCACCGGTGTAAACTCCTACAGTAACTCCTGGCATAATATTTCCTCCCAAGTTATTCGGGATTCAAGGTTTGTAATTTACCTTGTCCCATAGATTAGGGTTTGTAATTTACCCCAACCTGCCTACCACCTGGCGGCGGCGGCTTCTACTAGCCCTTTGCGGCTATCTCTGCCTCTGCATCCGACAAACCCAGTGCCTTGAATGACTCGGTCAGGTCAACCGCTTTGTCTTCCTTGGACGGGCCCAAGTTCTTTACCTTGCTGGTCTCAGATAGCTTGGCAATATAATCCTTCTCGGACTGTATCGCTTCAGTTACCCCATCGGCTGTTTCGGCATCCTTGAACCTCTCTAAAAGTTTTTCTTTGGCAGCGTCCGGCAAACCCTCAGCCTTGTCTACAGCCTCTTTGATCGAGGCTTGTGCATCAGCCTTTGTTTTCGCTTTCTCTGCTTCAGATATAGAGGTCTTGAGATCGGTGTTCTCGGTAGTCAGCGTTTCATTCTGCCCCTCCAGTTCCTTGATCCTGTCTTCTGATTCCATCCTGTGTTTTACCTCCTTGGTTATTTGCGCCTTAATATCGGCCTCTATGAGTTTTACCAGATCGGGCCGTTTCTCCTTTAACCCTGATAATTCAATCAGGTCCACATCCCTGCTTCTATCTGATTCATAAAATGTGACAATCCCACCGGCGCCGGGCTCGGTTACAAAGTCAACCGACCTACAGGCTACCAGTTCCTCAATCACCAGCGTCTTCTTATCATCTATGGTTGATTCGGTAGCCTTCCCCACTGCATTGATTGAAATGCCCATCTCTGAAAGCAATTCTTTGTCTCGCAGCGTGGCCAGCTTCGTCATTAACCACGGCTCAATAATTTCAGCGACCCCGGTAACTATCCCCGCTTCGTCACATGTTACATCTTTTAATACAGCCACCCACCCTGTATTCTTTATCGACCTTTCGGGTAACGCTTTGTCCTCTGCCTCTGTGGGGTGATCAGCGTACATCTTCATCCCCTCGAATACTTTGAAATCTCTTCTCAGCATCTCCTTGGGGTAGTATCTGTCCTCGGTAGCATTAAAACCGGGCTTGATGACTATTACAGTGGCCCGGCCCTTATCAAACTTAGCTTCGGTAAGAGGGGTGTAGGTTAGTACCGCTTCCCTGGTTTCTGCCCCCTTGACCCATTGAGACATTTCGTCATCTCCTATTCCGAGGGTGCGGTAGCCCATTCTTATTCTCCGCATTACATCAGGCCGACTTGATTCCGGTATATTGGCTTTCTGCCCCTTGTATCCCCCAGGACTTAACGAGGCAGCTATCTTGTTAAGTTGCGGCTTGGTAACACCCTTGTCTATACTCTCAGTCATTCGCAGCTTCCAGGTATCGGGGTTATCAGCATCCGGAACATAGGCAAATCCATCAGCAGGGAACTTCTCCCCGTCCTCTGTTTTGGTTAGGGACTGTTCCTGTAGCCATGAGAGCGCTGTCACAGCCTCTTTGGTAGCCTTCTTGACTAAAGCCCCGTCCGGTAAATCAGAGGACAACAGCTCCTGGCATATCTCAACTATCTTCTTAATCCGGCTAGAATCCAAGGTGGCATTGCGCCGCCCGGCTTCCTGCACAATCTCAGCATACTTGGCTTGCAGGGATTCCATCGGGGTATAAACAGTTGATCGAGTTACCTTCTCTGGATCCCCTGTAAAAGTAGCCGATCCGTCTTCAGCCAGCGCGTAGTTTGTTTTGTATAGCTGCTCCCCAATACGATATATCAGATAATCGTCATAGACCTCTGAAATAGATAACCCGGTAGGATCGGGGTTGGCCTCCGGCGTTACCCCATACTGGTCTATTAGTGAAGCCTGCAGTAAATCCCTCTTGTCATCGGCGCTTAACGATTCCCTTTGTTCTCCTGCCATCTTAGCCACCATAGGGCCACCGCACTCAGAACATTCCTGGGAATTGCACTTCACGCCTATCCCAACAGTAGATTCCTTTCCGCACTTAGAACAAACACAGATATGATCCCCAGGAGGGTGGACTGCTTCCCGGGCTGCTTTGATTCCTGTATCTTTTGCCATGCTTACCTCCTAGATTCGGGCAATAAAAAAGCCCCCGTATCGGAGGCTGTATATATCAAATACCCCCAGGGTTGCGCTTGAATCAGAGGCTCTGGGGGTCTATGCTGGAGACGCCATCACTGACGGCTCTGTTGCCTTTTCTACACTTGGCAGATAGGCTACTTCTTCAACATCGCCGGGGCTATCGCGCAAGTACATCCCGGATGTATCGTATCCTCGGGGTTGTAGAAATCCTGATTGATTGGTATTACTCCCTGGTCAGCGTTACCTATACAAGCATCACAATTACCTTGCTGTCCACCAGATCCTAATATCCATTCCTTGCCCGTCACACCCATCTCAACCGATCTGTCGTGGGATGCCTGGAACAATGCCTTTCTGGTTTCTGTCTTGGCTATTAACTCTGAGCGGTACTTCGTCATATTCTCAAAGTTGTTCCTGATGTCTCTCCCTAGCCCCGGTACGCCTAGCTTGTTCTTTATCCCATCGCTAATAGTCCTGGCTAGTCTGTCCTTGGTTGTTGCATTGATCAAAGTAACCTGCTTGGCAGAATGAACCTTAGACCACTTAACAGCCTCAGACATTGGTGGGCCTTCATAGGTTATCGGAACACCCGCTTTGGTTTGCCCCCAGCTAACCATCTCAGCCGAGCCTTCAAAGTAAACCTCAGCCAACTCGCTGGCTATTATCGCCTCGAGTTCAGATGTGAAAGAGGACAGCATCGGGTCAATAATGCCCCCGGTGTCTGCCCCTATACTTTCGGTTATATATCTGGAGTAAATAGTGCCTAGCTTGTGATAAGGGAAAGCGTCAGCCAGCTTGTTGAAGTAGCTAGATAGTTTTCTTTGTAGCTTTCCCGCCCGGCTTACGTGGTTCTCGCTGTTTGGGTTTGCCGGGATTTTTGACTCGACTAGGCTTATTATCCTTTCCAGTTCTTGCATTACCAGTGTTGGCATCGGCTTCTACCTCAATTCTGGCTATCGGCGTTATGCCTTGCTCGTCATCTCTGTATAGTTCTACCCTGTCAATCACTACTTCTTCGACAGGCGGGATAATGACATCGGCGGCATCGGGGACCGGCGTCAACTCAACGGCAGGTGTGTGGTTGTTGGTTATCGCGATTAGCACACTGGCTCGGTCTCTGGAATCATCCGGCACCTCATACTTCCCTGGCGCTACCTCGATCATCTCTGTGGATTCAGTAGCCAAGGGAATAGCACTGTTAACGACCTCAAAGCGGGTATCTGCCTTTTGCCCTGTACCACCGCAAGCAGAACACCCTATCCTAATCAGTCCATGCTCATATTCCATGTAACCGGCGCCTTCGCAATTAGGGCACTTCATTACTGCACCCTCCGGATATCCACCTTGACCTCAAAAGTAGATGAATTCCCGCAATCTTCCCAAGAGAAGATTTCAGGGTGGGAGAATACGAATGGCTTACCGAATAGCTGCCAAGCTTGTATTTTGTCCATTACGGGCTTCTCTGGCTCAGGGCTGTAGACCTCAGAAGGCAAGTAACACTCCGGGAGAATATTCTCCCCGGCTCCGGTTCTCACCCAGCCCCCACTCCTAGTCAAAAAAGACCTCACAGGTTTGCCGTTTTCAAAATCCACCTTTCTGATAATGGTCTCGGTTAGGCCGTCCTTTGTCACCACCCTGGCTTTGACCCGGCTGTACTCATCACTCATTATTACTGCTCCTTATTACTCCTTATTTTGCTTCAACCATTCCTGGCCTCGGCTCGCTACGACATCTATTCTTATATAGACAGATGTAACACTCATCTTCATGCCCCGGGTTATCAGTCTTTACCCCCCTTATACATAAGACCTTTGGAACAATAAATCTGCTCATTTGTTGCTCCTTTAGCTTACCGCGAAGAAAGTGCCTACCGGGAAGATTGCAAAATTAAAGGCCGACATTGCCGGTACTAATGGTGCGCAATTACACCGCTCGCACTCAGGACAGATCGAGCTTTTGCACAGCCTGCAGGTCTTGGCTTTGTCAGCACTAAAGGTATGCCCGCAGTTACTACACTTCTGGATAACGACCTCAAGAATTGCTGCCATCATTCAAACAGCCCGGGATCAATCACTATTGGTGGGACAGAGGGCTCAACCGCACTCCTGTGGCAATTCGGGCAGATGTATCGCTGCTCAAAATCACTCCACTCGGATTCGTCTAAGTAAAATCTATTCTTACAATGGGGGCATTCCCCTACCCACCGGTTAGGGTCAATTACACTTGGTTCCGGTTTCATTACCGGGGCATCTTCTGTTTTCTCTTCCGTCCCAGTAACCACCTCCGAACCGTCACTATGCTTGAATCCTTTCGGTAGATGGCTCTGGCAGATTACCCGGTCATAGACAAAGGGTATTTCAAGACCCCTTATCATTTCCTTCTGGTGGAAATGCACCGTGGCCCGGCAGAAAGTACATACATCCTTTCCGCAGATATCGCACTTCAATACCGGGGCATTGTCCTTGCAGATATCACAAGTTGTTATGGTCATCTGGCCCCCTGCTGGGTCCGGTACTGTAAACCTCATCTCGCTGCTCCTTATTATTATTTGTGGGGTAGGTGTCTTTCCACTCCCTAAAATTAGGTCCGTAACAATTATGCTCGCCACAAAATTGTTGGTCTCGCCATCGGTTTGTGGGCTTCGCCGTTGCCCGTTTTCACCCCACATGGTTTGTTGTATTAACCTGCGAGGGCTGATCTCGACCTATTTAATCGTGGGTAAAACGACACCCCCGCAGGCCATCAAAACACAACTATACCACAATCTATCCAGTAATGGCAAGCCTTTCGTAGAGTTTCTTTAATCCCCTGAGTAGTGTCGCGTTGGGGTCAGATTCCTCAGCCTTCGCTGCTTCGTCCCCGGCTGTCTTGATATCCTCTAATACCTGGGCTGGGTCGTTGATCCCCATAGTCATCAACGCTACTTGTTTGACATCATCTGCTAGTCCTAGCTCTGGCATAACCTGAAGTATCTGTGCCATCGCTTGTGCGGCCTGTGCTACGTCATCAGGGGCTATAACAGGGAAGTCCATATCCACATACCACTTGTCTGGTTTAATCCCTGCCCCTTCCAATACAACCTCATTAATATCCTGGTAAGTATCAGCCCATACTTTTTGATTGGACCCGAACATCTTCATCATCGGTAGCTCAACCGTCTTAGCTGTGGCTAGATTACCAATCGAGATATCACCGAAGTATTGCTCCGGGATACCCACAGCAGCCGCTATCTGGAGTTTGATCTGTCGACCATCTTGATATGCCCCTACAGCCCCAGACTCTGTTTTGATGGGGGTGGTATCAGATCCTAAGTTCTCGATTAGCGTACTGCCGGCATCCGGAGTCTTGCCGTCTAGCTTCCCCTTAATAGAAGCAACTGCCGCGGACCCGCCTTTGACTTTATTCTTCCAGGCAAACCGTGCCAGCGCTAACATGATGGCAATCCGGGATGATAAGAACTTCCTGTAATACTTTATCCAGTCAAGCGCGGGGAGTAATAGCGGATTGCCCCTCTGACTGATAGTGTTAAAGGCAAGATGATAAACCAAGGCCTCGTCTGTGTGAGCAACATCAGCTCCCGTGCTATCCTTGGCTGGTTCCCCTTTTGGGTTGATCGTACTCCGGTATATTGAAACATGCCCTTTCCCCTGAGAATCAGTCCATGCCCGCTTATAATATAGCGCCTCCTCTTTGTCGTCAGGGTTGGTGATTATCTCAGTTATCTCCAGGGGGTCGATTATCCTTATCTTGGATTTACCTTCTGCCCCTAAGAAGATAGCAAAGAAAACCTCACCGTCCACAAGGGACTTGTCGCTAGTCTTGCGCTGGCCCCGGGCAGATAAGACAGACTGATTGGTCTTTGAATTCCAGAACGCCTCTAGTGTAGTTTTAGTTGCTTCGTTCTTCTCATCTACACTCCAGGTCATGCCGGTGCCAAACGTGTAGTCAGTCCATAATCTAATAGCTTGCTTGGCTAGTGGATCCTTCGCGTAATACAGCCGGGACCACTTGACATTGTTAATGCGGGTAGAGGCATCAATGACATCCCCGGTAGCAGCACTAAAGCTAAACCAGCCTGCGTCTTCCAGTTTTAGATCGGCCTCAACA